ACTGGTAAATGGGTTAAATTATTACCAGATAAATATAATTTAGTCAGTTGTGTGAGTTGCCCTATTTCAACTGGTAAATGGGTTAATTTATTATAAGATAAATCTAATTCTTTTACATATTTCTTTACTCTTTTTCCATTAATTGAAATCATTTTTAATTTGATTTATTCTAATATAAATCAAAATAATTAATAAATATTTCATTTTTTTATATTAAATCTTATCTAATTACAATCGATTTATTTAGATTTACTTTATTTATATTATTTTCTATAAGTTTATCAGTCTCTTTCGAATATAGAATTTCTATAATCCAATCTCTAATTTGTTCTGTATTTGTAAATGTATGACAGAAACTATAAAACTCTTCAGGACTCATTCTTATTACTTCTAATAATTTACTATAATAATTATCACGCTTACCAGTATTTATATCAATATAAAAAGTATTCAGTGCGATTTTTTTAACATAATCACAAATAAAATGAACGGCGATATCTTTATTTTTATAATAATCATATATTTCCCGAATATTTAAAAATTTATCATTCTGTCTTTTTATATTTTCATAATATTGTATTCTAATTTCTTTATCATTATAAAAATTAAATGTATATGAAATCTTTTCAGTATAAGAAGTGCTTTTATCCATATTTATACCTATACCATAATCCATAAAACAAGTTTTAATCGCAAAAGTTTTATCAGAGATATCTTCGACATCGATTGTATATTCCAATGAAGACATTTTATATTCAAATCTTTTATAAACAAATAATTCTAATTTACTATTTTTTTTATAATAATCATAATTAAATATATTCGATTTTAATGTACTTAATGTTTTTCTTATATTATCATCAAATTCATTAAGATTCGCAGATGTAATATAGATTGATGAACCACTATTTTCATATTTCTCAACTCCATTATCACCTTGATATGATTTAATATTTTTTACATATTTAACAGAATTCTCAAATCCTTTAACCTTTATCGATGCACCCGTATTTATTAAGGTTGTTTCTGTAATATTACTATAAAATTTTAGATTAGAAACACCTAATTTTCCAGCTAATAATAATAGCATATCTCGTTCTTTCTCAATTTTTCTTTTATTAAAGATTGAATCATTATAATATAAACCATTAAATAAATGAATATATAAAATATTAGGATCAGGGTATTTCTTATCATCAAATAACAATGAAGAATCGCCATTTGCTTCTTGATATGAAACAACTTTTGAGATATTTATCACAGTGATACCTTTATTTTTTAAATTTTTAATAATTTTTCTATAATATCTAAAACTATACCATGAATAAATAAAATAAAATTCTGGCAAAAAAATTACATAGGTTTCATTGAAAAGAACTTTAATATTTGGATATGTATAAGGGTCCATTTTATCAGGTTCTATCGGCATTTCAGTCTTATTTAATTGAATATCTTCAAAATTTACAATTGATTCGTTAATAATATCGAGAGGAGTATTCACTTGAGTCTTCACTTGTAGAAGAGTATTATCTGGAGTATTATTTAATGATATATTATCTTGTGAAGCATTATCCGACGGATTTTCTTCGATAACCGATACTTCTATAGTATCTTCGATAACCGATACTTCTATAGTATCTTCTGCAATTGTTTGTGTATCCATTATAATACGTTCGTTTAAAAAATTTTATATGGGGGATAATTTTTTGAATAAATCAATACAATTTTCTAATGTTAATGACATTCGATGCATTGCCTTCTCGACCCTATACATATCTAATATTTCATTATGTATTGTTTTGTCAAACTTTTTTGATGAAATTATTCTTTCATAAATCTCATCCATATGCATATCAAAATCTATCTTAATTTGAGATGATAATTCAGTATTATCTTTATTATCTTTTAATAAAATAGCTGTTTTATTTATTAATTTATTAATTTCTTTACCTGCGTCTCTACCAATACTTTCAATTACATCAGCTGCTTTAATAAAATTTGAATCATTTTCAAGTTCATCAAAATTGTGAATTAAACATTCTCCGATTGATTCATATTGTTTGTCAACCCAGTTCCATTTACCATTATATTTTAGATTTAATTCTTGAAGTGAATCATTATAAGATGATTTCATTTCAAAATATATTGTTATGGTACTGGGTTGACTTCTATCAACATTTTTTAGTAAACTATCAGAAACAAAGTAATAAACTTTGTCAATAGTTGATGAGGGTGTTTCGTTTTTACTAATTGATGTTTCAATAATATTTATAATATCTTGATCTGAAATATTATAATGTGGATATTCTGTATTTATATTGAGAATTTCATTTAGTAATTCTGGAGACGCCTTCCACATTTGTTGATTACGTAAATTATAAATATAATTACCAAACGTCTTAATAATACAAATATCATATATTGGAACCAGTGTTGGTTTAATTTTACTAAAATCTGCTATCATTTCATCAATAGGAATACACAGATTTTTTTCATATTTATTACAAATTTGTTGTAAATATTCCATCTTATATATATTATATTATATTATGTATCTAGATATATAATCTTATATATTATTTGTTTTATATTTCATTTTTTAGTTTATTATGTATAAGAAACTAATAAAGATTTATATAATAAATAAAAAATAAAAAATGATATCATACTATAAATTTAAAACTAAATATTTTATGTGAATAACGATTCAAATAAAATATCAAAACCAATTTCATCATCATGCATAACTAATACTTTTAGAGCCAATACATAGCTACAGTTAGAGTTGTAATGAATAGAGAACCACAAAACATTCCATTTGCCAAATTATGTGAAACAAAGTAATATTTATGTGAAGGTTGTTGCACAAATGCATTTATTTTATTTAGAGGTATTTCATTCAATTTATGAAGTCTTGTAAGTCTTTCTAATTCTTCAACATTTTTAAGCATAACTGATTCTGTATAAAAAGAAGATATTACACCAATACAAGCGCTATAAGGCATAAGAATAGAAGAACCTATAAATCCAGACCAAAACGCCATTTTCTTGTCAGAAAGATTTTGATTCACAAGTTCAATATATTTTTTATTGACTTCACTAAGACATCGGGTCTGAATTAGTATATTAGTATTTATATTTTTAGGAACACGAATCATATTTAATCTTAACATTTTTTATTATGTTTAGAGTTATAGTAATATAAGATTATATATTCTTTGTTTTATATTTCAATTTTTAGTTTATTATGTATATAAGAATATTATATATAAGAATATTATATATATAAGAATATTATATATACTAGATATAAAATGATTACAAATAAAGATTTATATAATAATAAATATATGATTGATGAACTAGAAGTAAATATTAAAAATTTAGGTCTATGGGATGTATTATTAACACAATATTTAACTGCTAATTTTTGTTTTAAGTTTTTTTGGTCTATAAATGATGAATATGCTAAGGATAAAGAAGATAAAAATATATGTGATACAGATATATTAAATTGGCAACCACATTTGACTAAAGAAATATTATATTCTTGTGATATTTATAAAGAAAGATTAAATAAAAATTAAATAAAAACAAAATATAAAATCGACATACACTACAATTCTTTATTATCAGACATTTTATATTTATAATATTATTATTATTTCTTTTTCTTATTCTATTTCTTTCATTTCTAAGTAAAATTTGTCTATCTTCTTCTAAAGAACAATCTTTACACTGAATATCTAAATGTAATTGTATTATCGTGTTTAGCATATAATATATCCTCATCATTAATCCAGTGAAACAAAGCAGATCCTGCTGCATATTCTGCACCAAATGAATTTATCTCAATAAAATATAGTGAATCATTTTCTAATATGACAGCATCCATACAATAATTTTCGGTATGTGTTATTTTCTTTTTTATATGATTTTCAAAACGTTCATATATGATCCCAACATGTTTTTGTACAATCTTAATACATTCTTCGTAGGTAAAACTATTTAGAAATTCATTTACTTCATATATATTTTGTTGAGATATTGCTGAGATTCGGTTATTACAGATAAAAATGCGATATTCTTTATATTTATCGAATTTCTGCCAATTTAATAAGTATAATGTTAATGGTTCACTATCTTTGTTTTTATCTTTTATAGGTGTATGATTTTCTATACAAGTTACTAAAGATTCGATTATTTGTTCAAATGTATAATATGGTCCCACCCCATGTTGTCCATATTTCAAACTGACTCTATTACATCTGACAAAATATTTAGCTTCCTGAAAATACTTTTCCACAAATTTATACCTTTCAATCATATTTGCTTTCTCATCATCAAACGAAGAGGGAAATTTTCCGGTATATGAACCGATAGTATATGCTTCTTTCATCCATTTTATATCTTGTTCATCGATATTTATCACTGTATAATTTTGGTGAAATGAATTAATCCAATTTGATGTATTACCATTTGCAAGGATCTTATCATAATCTTCTGGTCTAGATCCATGATTACAAGAATTATAGTTTTCCGGGAGGGTGATGACATTGTAAAGGGGTATTTCTTCAATAATCAAGGTGTATGAAGGGGTCGACATTTTTGATATTACAATAATATTACAATAATATTACAATAAATAAATATGTTTATATAATTCAATTTTTAATTTAATTTAACTGCTTTAATTTTGGCTTGAATTGGTACTAACAATGAAAGTAAATGTTCAACCAACCCTTCTTTTAAACTTTTAGGATGTACTTTTTGTTCTGCAAAATCTTTTTCTAATAATTCATATTGTATATATTTAATTTCAGGTTCATTCCATTTGTCATTTGCAAGGATTGTAAAATGTCCAACAATTGGAATTATAATATGTTTTATCCAATCTAATAAAGGATTCTTATGAATATTACCTGCTTCACAAAATGCTTGTTTTATTTTTCTTTTAACTTCATTTGGATTATCATCCATAAAAATTGCATTATCTGGATTTGATTTACTCATCTTATCAGATCCATCCAAACCCATAACCATATGATGAGAAACAATAATTGGTTTAAGTTTTCTTTTTATCTTATCACAATATTCTAGAGCTAACATATTTACTTTACGTTGATCCATACCAAGAGACACCAAATCTGCCTTCAGAAAGAAAATATCTGCACATTGCATAACAGGATAAAATATTTGAGATGCAGCTAAATCATCAGACTCTTCTCGACCCATAATTTGAGTACATTTTGTTATTCTATTAAGAGTAAATTTTGTTCCAATATCTAAAACTAATTTCCAATATTCATCACTTCTTTTATTTATTTCTTCAGAAGACCAAATAAATTCAACATTTGTCATATCCATACCACAACATTCCCATATATTTATCATATCTCGACCAGCTTTTTGAATCTTTTTAAGTTCACCTCCTAATTTTAAATTCATCAGTGCAAACCAATCAGCAATCCAAAATTTAAATTTAATTCCAGCTTTTGTAAATTTATTAACATTGTGTGTGCGAAGTAATCCTTGTGCCAAATGCATTCTGCCAGATGGTTCAAATCCATCATACGCAATAATTTCTGATTTATTTTTCAATAATAACATTAATTGTTCTTTATCAATAATTTCTTCACCAATTGAACAAATTAATTCATAACGTTCTTCTAAAGTTAAACTTATAGGTTCTATAAGAGATTTTGTATGAGATTCTGTATGAGATTCTGTAAGAGGTTCTGTATGAGGTTCTGTATGAGGTTCTGTATGAGGTTCTGTATGAGGTTCTGTATGAGGTTCTGTAAGAGTTGAAATTATAGTATTGTATGACATTTTATATAAGTATTTTAGTATATTTAGTATATTTAGTATATTTAGTATATTTAGTATATTTAATATTCTGATTATATATCAATTTTTATAATACAAATCAATTCTTTTATGTTTGTTATAAATAAATGTTTATTATAAATAAATGTTTATTATAAATAAATGTTATGATGAGACATAATGTGGTTTTTGGTATAATTGGTATAATTGGTATAATTGGTATAATTGGTATAATTGGTATAATTGGTATATTTGAAATTTATTAATCTGCACTTGATGAACTTGTAAAAAAATAGAAAAAATAAAATATACATATGTAAATAATTATTATTTTACAAGAAAATACTAATGGATTAGCATTTGAAATTATATAAAAAAAATAATATGAATGAAATTAATATGAATGAAATTAATATGAATGAAATTAATATGAATGAAATTGAACTAAACAAACTGAAATAAATAAAACAGGAAAAAGCTATCAAGTCGAACTATCCATCCAATGCACTGAACAAAAAGGTTGTTCCCACACCGATTGGAAGAACCCTGCATGGTTCGTACGAAAGACTTTCTTCCATCACTCGCCGAGAAATTGTATCAACACCGCGCGGAGTATACCCGTCAGTGATTGCCGATGCATTTTGAGCCGCATGTTCTCGATTATATGCAAAACTCGTATAAGGTCCCACAAAGTGCACATCAGCTGCGACAATTCCCTCAAAGATTTCATCTGACGTCAACATCGATTCTTCTTGATTTGCCTGTTCAATGACCTTGTACATCTCTGCCTGTACTGCGTACTCCTTTCGTATCAAACTCCGTGCCTCTTCTGCAGAATATGCAACGACGCCGTACGTTATTGGATTGTGTGATGATGGATTGCGAACAACCCACTCGTACAGTGCCATCTGAGGTACTGAAGTCGCCATCGTGAGACTGTTTGACACAAGCTTTGAGATTGTGTAGTAATATTTGGTATCAGATATATAGGATTATCAGATATATCTGATATTCAATTTTTTTATTTATTTATTTATTTATTTATATAAGCTAAAGCTAAAGCTTAATAATAATTTCTTATTTTTTTTTTATTTATATAAATATATATATAATATGGACCCTATAAATTGTAATATAGACGAATTTTTAGAAACTGGTAATATAGATAAAATAAGAGATTGCTATAATGTAACTAATATAGAACCTATAGAAATACCAAGTCCATTCGGTGAAACTGAATCAAAATGTTATCTACTTACAACGATTAGAAAAGAATTCTATACACATACTTATGAACCAAGTATTCTTATAAGAAATTTAGAATCGTATACGGATCCATTTTTAGACCCCGTTATAAAAAGTAATTATATTGAACAAATTGTCAGTATGATTAATTTAGAAAGAAGAGAAAATTGTTGTAATTGTTTCTCGTTTGTCTTATATTTAAAAGATATTGATTCGATTGAACGAGATGAACGATTATTGGCAATAAGAATTAATAAATTAAATATGTATTTCTATTCATTAAATATTAGTATACATAATATTAATAATTGTTTACCAGATTTTATAGCTAGAATATATATCGATATTTCTGTGTTTACTGTAATAAATTATGCATTAAAATATTTTAATCCGATTGACACAAATCCATTATATCCATTTACATCGGATAGTATACATCAAAAAATAATTGATATAAAAGCTATATTAGATTTTTTTATATCAAATCAACGAGTTGAAATATATACATATGTATGTTCAAATAGAGAAGATTTAACAATCTTACGCTATATTCCATTATATGAAGAAAATGTAAATGTAAAAGTTATGAGAGAAGCAGATGGTTATGTATCGTATATAGATTGTATAAATATTAGACAGATGATTAAACAAAATAAATTTATGTTTACATATAATACATTGAGTTCAGACCCAAAAGATGGAATAATAAATAGAATGTCTGATATAAATATTTCTAATACAATTGAATATTTTAATACACCATATTCAGTTTGGTTATATTATTATAAACAATCAACACCCTTTTATAAAAATACTTTAAGATTATTTGATATATTAGCTGGATTGAATGCTTTTACTATCCAAATAAAACGAGATGTATTTTTCAGACATTATGGACATACAAATAACTTTCGAACCGTACACAATTATATAATAGACGTAATTAAAAATATGTCTGAAAAAGATAATATTACACAATTAATAAACTTATTATCATCAGATACTAAGATTTCTGTAGAAATAATAGATTCAATATTTATAAAAAAAGATACAGATTATGATTTAATAAAATACAATATTAATAATTTAATATCAATTCAAGAAATATATTGGTATGAAGTTTCTCAAGGCACATTAAATAGAGAATCTATATTACCATTAGTCCCATCATATACTATTCCTATAAATATCGGTGAACTTCAATTTGAAGTAATTGATATACGTACAATTGTAGAATTAAATTCTAATCTATTTACATATTCGTTAGATGAAATATTTTTATTATCTCTCTTCAAAAATATTAGTTATATTTATGTAGGAAATACTGCAAATATTTCAATTATAAATAGGAGGAGTTTTGTTATGCAAAGATTGTTAATATATGAAGTATATCATTTACTTAATTTTCAAGAAAATATTTTATTAAAATCACTTATAAAATTTTATTTTAATAGTATTGGTTACATTACAAAATCATATGAATTAGAATTCATATCAAAAGAAAATTATTTAGATAATATTATGAAAATAGAAACAAAAATAAAAGAAATATATCCAACTATTGATTATAATAGTATAATAACTTTTTATAAAGAAATCCCAAAAATATATCCCAACCAAATTGCATTAACTCATTATATGATTTTAGTTGATCGATTATTTATATCAGATATTGCTGATAATAATTTTATTAATTTTGTTATTAAATTGAAAGATAAACTAAATTCCTGTAATTCTTCTACATTGATGAATATGGTATGTGAAAGTATTCAGAATCAAATATATATATATAAACCATTTCCAGAAATAGTTTACTTAAATTTTATTCCGGTTGAATTATTCCGAAAGAAATATCTTAAATACAAACAAAAATATTTACAATTAAAAAATATAATTTAATTTATTATAATTTATTTAACAATTTATCTAAATATACTTTTGGATTTTTATTTGAATCAATATAATATGTTTTAATCTTTTCAGAACCTATATTGTCTACACATTCAATATTTTTACGTGAATCATCAATAAAATGAATATTAATAAATTTATTGGCTTCTAATATTTTTGTAATAAGCCAACCTTTTGTTCCACTAATTGGATTATTATCTTTTTTATATACAATTACTCCAAAAAGTATTTCATTTGAAGTGATTTTAGGTTTTAGCGATGCTATTGTATTTATTATAGTTTCTGGTTTACCACCAATATATGAAATAACACATTTTGATATGGTCGATGGTATATGTTCATCTTTATTATATAAATCTGTAACCCCGTGAAAGTCCAAACATATTAAATCTTTAATATCATATACATATTTATTTAAGATTTCTATAATTTGTGTATTGTCATCTAGATTAACTTTTATTGTTTCATCTACATCTCTTAAAATAAATTCAATATATGTTTTAGAAGTTTGTATATACCCTCCTTTTTGTATATTTGATTTTTGTAATTGTAAATATTTTTGTTTGTATTTAAGATATTTCTTATAAAATATCTCTCTTTCATATTGTATTGAAAGAACGGGTTCTATCATCATTTGCTCTAACAAGTCTGTTGGTGTTAATTCATAAATATATCCAGCAAATATATTTATATCTTTTGAAAAATTGTCGGATAATATTCCATATATACGAAGTGTTGATACATTAAAAGCTGAACCTTGTATTATTTTTATTAATTTTATAAATGTATTTTTATTGTATATACAACGTTCATCGAGACTAATATTAAACGTAAATATATGATAATTTATATTATATAAAAATATAAAAAATTCACTTGCTAAATTATAATATCTATCGCATCTATGATGACCATAGCCAAATATAATATTATCAATTTTAAACGTACTCAAACCAAAATCTATTAGTAATGGATAATTATCATCAGTTAAAACTATATTGTCAGCTTTTATATCATCATGCATAAAACATAGATTCATATCTAGAATATTATTTATTGTGAATAATTCTTTATAAATTTGGTACGATATCATCTGAATTAGATGTTCATTTGGTTGTGTATTTAGATATTCAATTAGATCACTTTTACCACTCTCTGTTATAAATCCAATATTAGATGGAACTGAGCCTTCTAACCTAGTGTAATAATCAGTATTGGGATAAATACCCATTCCAAATGGTTGAGGAATAATTTTTAATTTTCGATTATATCTACACATAACGATATATAAAATTAGATGTTTTAAATTTTCATAGAAACAAATAAATAATTCATTAAAATAGCCTTTACGCTTATATTCGCGAAATATATAAGATTTATTATTATAGGTATATTTTTTCACTGTATTATCTGCACCTGAAGATAAATTATCTACAAATGTAAATGTGATTTTTTGGGGTGGATTTACACTTGTATCTGTAAACAATAATTTATCATCTTCTATAGATATTTCATTTTTAACAATTCCAGAGAGTCCTTTCTCTTTATATATTTCATTAAATTGTTCTATAAATAGTCGCTGAGAACTGTATATGTTTGCAATATCAGGGGTAATTAAATTTAGATTAAATGATATATTAAAAAATTCTTGTAAATCATCCGTTATCTGTTTTTTTAAATTAGCTTTAATAAATGGTATTGGTTCTAATATTTTACCAGTCTTATTAAGAATAATCTTTGGTTCTGCTTTTATGTTAAAAAAAATTGTATCTTTATTAATAATATTCATCCTTGTATCAATATTTGAAGATATATTTGAAGATATATCTTTATTAATTATTTTATTATTATTATTAGGTTCGTTTATATTCTCCATATATAAATAGAATAATATTTTATTTATTTGTTTTGTAATTGTAAATATTTTTGTTTGTATTTAAGATATTTCTTATAATATAATTGTCTCTTATAAAGTACCAACCTAGATGAATCTATATTCATTTGGGGAAATAGATTATTTTCAAAATTTAATTTATAATTAAAACTTTTTACGATTTGTTTAATGTTTGAATTATCGTATAACACTGTATAAACATCATCATTCTTTATTTTGTTTTCATATTTATTAATTGCTCTAATTATTTTATCACTAATAAACCTAAAATTATCATAAAAATATATAGACTTAGTATCATTACTAATCGCATAATTATAATCATAATATTTCATAGTATATAATAATGTAATAAAGTCACATGCTAAATTATAATCTCTATCACAATTATCCTTATTAAAATAATATTGTCGTGATAATATAGGACCGTAGAATATAATATCATTAATTTTGAAAAAACTAAAACCAAAATCTATCAATAATGGATAATTATCGTCAGTTAAAACTATATTCTCGGATTTCATATCATTGTGTGAAAAACATAGATTCATATTAGGAACATTATTTATCATATATAAATCTTTGTAAATCAAATGACATATTAATCTAATATCGTTGTCTGATATACCTGCTCTCAGAGAGTCTAAAAAATCTATTTTCCCACTCTCTGATAAAAATCCAATATATTCGACACCATTATTTACATATATACCAATACCAATTGGTTGAGGAATCGTTTTAATCTGACCATTATACCTACACATAATGATATATAAAATTAGATGTTTTAAATTTTCATAAAAACAATTAAATAATTCATCATTACCCTCTTTTCTATATTCCCGAAATATATATGATTTATCGTTATAAGTATATTTCGATACTTTATTAAAGCCACCTTCAGCCAATTTACCAACAAGATTAAATTCTATTATATTTGGTGGAACTGAACTATTATCAGTGTAAAATAACTTATTATGACTTAACCGTATTCTATTTTTAATTACATTCGACATCTTTAATTCTGTAAATTGACTTTTTAATAAATAATATGAACTTGATATATTTTTTTCATCTGGAATAATCTTAGTTAAATCAACTGATATATTAAAAAATGTTTCTAAATCATCTGATATTTGTTTTTTGAAAGTATCTTTATTAAAATCAATCTGTGATAAAATTTCACCATTTTTAATTATGAGACTAGGTTTTTTAAATAATTTAAATAATTCAATTTTATTCGACAATTTTTTTTCTTGAGCCAAATTTAATGCAGTTTTACCATCTTTATTTTTATATTCTATATCCACATTATTTGAAAATAAAAAATATATCATATTGATATTACTATTTAGGATTGCATACATTAATATAGAATAATCGTTATCAGTGTCAATCGTACGATTAATATCAATATTTGATGTAATAAAAATTTTTAATATATTAATTTTATTATTCTTACATACATATTGTAATATCCCATTAATATCATCATCTGATTTTGTATAAAATTTTTCTTTTAAAAAAAACTCAATAATTTTATATCGTTCTTTATCAATTGCTAAATTTAATGCATTCTTATCTTGTTTATTTTTCATAAGAATACGAATCGTGGGTTGTTCTAATAAAAGCTTTACGATATCTATATGTTCATCTTTGTTAATTGACGCTGACATGAATAAAGTATTCATATCCTCATCTATCTGAGAATTAATATCTAAACCGTTATTGATAAATATTTGTAATATCTCTTTTCGATTATTCTGACATATATTTTGTAAAGTCGTATCTAATTTTGAACGATATGATTTCGCTAGGACTGGATCAGTTGTCTCTATTTTTATCATCCCTCCATTATCGAATAATAATGATACAATTTCAACCTTATTATGGTACACTGCATATGTTAATGCCGTATCGCCGGAATTTGCAATGATATTAATAGAATTTACAATACTAGGTTGTTCTAACAATAGTTTAACTAAATGTTCTGTATATTGTATTGCGTACATTAATAATGTTGTGTTATGTTTATTAATATGATTATTATTAGCATGATTATTAGTAAATTTACTTAATAAGACCTTTATAAAATCGTCATTTTTACTATTTTTTATTGCATACATAAATAAAGTATTGCCATCCTTATCTATCTGAGAATTAATATCTAGACCGTTATTAATTAATATTTGTAATATATCTTTTCGATTAGTCATACATATATCCTGTAAAGTTGTATCTAATACAGATTTGTACGATTGTGCGACGACTGGTTCACTTATCTCTATTTTTATCCTCCCTCCTTTCTTGAATAATATCGAAACAATCTCAATCTTATCATACTGTATGGCATATGTTAATGCAGTTTGACCGGACTTTGCAACGATATTAATTGATTTATCAATGATTGGTTCCTTTAACAGATCATTTATAAAATCATTTTTTCTATTTTTTATTGAGAACATTAATAAAGTATTGTTTTCTTCATCGATTGAAGAATTAATATCGTAACCATATTTGATAAATATTTGTAATATTTCTTTTTGATTATTCTTACATATACTTTGTAAAATCCTATTAATATTATTGGTATACTTTTGTTGCAAATTAAGGTTAAATGTTTTTGTATAAATTTCTGCTCCTTTCTCGAATAATATCGTAAGGATATCAACCTTCTTACGAAGATCTGTAAGACGATCATATACAACGGTTATTACAGTTTGCCCATAAATATCTATATAATTAATGGCAGATTTAATATTTTGATGTTCTAATACTATTTGTTGTAAGTCTTTCTTATCTGAAAGAAATATCGTCATTAATATTGTATATGTAGAACTTTCATCGATAATTGAATTCAAATCTAGATCTTTTTTTACAAACATTCGTAATATATCTTTTTGATTCTTCGAAATAATATCTTTAAACATCTTATTGTATAAATAATTATCTTTGATATACATCTTTGCCCCTTTTTCAATTAAAAGAGACATAATATCTATATTCGTCTTATCGTATGCAATTATTAAAGCAGTTTGGCTTGTATAAAAATTAACATAATCAATCTTCAAAGAAGGTTGATCTAGAAATAATTTTATTATATCTATATTCGCGGAATCAATTGCATACATTAATATTGAATTCTTATTAAGATCTATAATAGAATTAACATCAAGACCATTTTTAATTAAATTTTGCAATATTTCTTTTTTATTATTTTTAATTATATCTTGTAAAAGAACATTAATCTTGGTCTTATATAATGATAATAATTCAGGAGGACCAACTTTTATATCAATTGTAGCTCCTTTATCAAATAATAATTGAGCTTTATTAACATAATTATTTTTATAAGCATATATTAAAGCTGTCTCTCCTAATTTTGTAATATAATTTATATTAATATTAGGTTGTCCTAACATAAACTCTACAAAACTTTTATTATTATAGATAACTATATATACTAATAATGAATTATTAAGATCTATAATAGAATTAACATCTAGACCATTTTTTATTAAAATTTCTAATATTTCTATTTGATTATTTTTAATTAATTCTTGCAGCACATTATTTAATGCTGTCGTATACAAATTTAATAATTTAGGGGATCTTAGAACAATTTTAGCCCCTTTGGCGAATAATTGTGTAATAATATCTATATTTTTGTTTTTACAAGCATATAATAAAGCAGTATAACCAGAATTATTTATTATATTAACATCAATCGTTTCAAAAGAAATTAATATATTTAATATATTACGATGATTTTTTTCAGTTGCTAATATCAATGCAGAATTACCACTAGAATCTAATTCATTAACATTTCTATCCGATGAGAGAGCTTTACATTTTTTTAAATTCCCACATTTTAAATTTGCTCTCAATAATATCTCATTACCTGTAGCAGCTGCCATAAACCAATCTTTAGATCCCCCCGATTGTTCCATTATATTTATATAATATTTTTATATAAATATTTTTATAATATAATTATATTATTTTACTATTTTCTTCTTTCTTATAACAAAATATATTATAACAATAATTATAATTATAATAATTACAATTATTCCAATAACTAGATTATATACAATTTGCATAATTTTATTAGAGGTAGTATAATTACTTAATTCATATATCGAAGTTCGTGCAATTTTACGTTTCGATATATCAGAATTGGTTACTAGTAATCACCCCTCCATAATTATTATTTTTTTCTAAAACTATAACATTTAATTTTTCTTCTGAAAAATGTTTTAATTCCACTCCATCCTATATCAATTATTCATATATAATTTAATATATAAATAAAAATAAAAATAAAATAAAAATAAAAATAAATAGCATAACTAGCATATTTATTATAAAAAATTTGGTTAAAAAAAATACGGACATTTATGATTAAAAATCATAAATTCTCATTTTATTAAGCTATAGCTTTAAATTTATAGTCAAAAAAAAAATTTTACGGTTTCTATTGGGATCGAACCAATGACATCTAGGTTAACAGCCTAGCGTTCTGCCTCTGAACTAAGAAACCTCAAATATATAGTATATATTAATCTTTAAGTGTGTTGTAAAATATTTTTATAATCCAAAAGTTCTCTTAAATTCGTATAAATTTGTTCGTCCCATTGATAGATTACAACTCATACAAATTGGTAATAAATTACTAATTGATATATCTCCTCCATTATAATCACTAACAATATGACCACAATGAAAAGTTAATTGAGATATATTTGTCGATTCACAACATTTGCATTTAGATTCACCAATTTGTATTCCAATATACGAATCCCATACTAATTCACGTATTTTTTTAGGAATAGATTTTCTTTTATATAAGGGATTTGAATTTGGAATGGGGTTTTGGACTGGGTTTGGGATAGGGTTTGGGATGTTTTGAATGGGGTTTTGAATGGGGTTTAGAATAGGGTTTAGAATGGGATTTGGAATGGGATTTGGAATAGGGTTTTGGTCTAAATTTAGAGGTAATTTAAGTTTATTTTTAGATTTAGATTTAATATTCGGTGTTGTATTGGGTGTTGTATTAGGTGCCAAATTAGGTGTTGTATTAGGTGCCAAATTAGGTCCTAATACACGCATTATTTCTAATTTACGAGTAGGTTTAGTAAATATAATTTTTACATTATAATTTTTTATTAATTTTTCTAAATTTTTTAATTGTTCTTCTAATTTTCTTCTAATTTTACAACTTTTACGAATATGTGTTATTGCATTACTTTTTGAACTATATGTCTTTAAACAATATAAACAAGTACCATTTTCATAACTTATATCATTAATAACTATTTGATTCGTTATTTTTTGAAATTTAGATTTTAATGTTTTTAGATCATCTGTAAAAATATCATTATCTTTATCTAAATTTTGTTTGCATTTTCTTTTTGCATTATAATGTCTTGTTAACTGGCATGTATATTTGAATTCTTTATTACAGTTAATACAATTAACTTTGTTCATAATATTGTATATATACATACTTTATATTTATATCATATTTATTTATAAATATTTGTCCTTCATAAAAAATATTTATTTAATAAACAGTAAAATTTTAAATCCTATAAAAAAACTTTGGACAAGTCCAAATATTTCCTCTCTACATGAAATCCTGTGGAGATTTTGTAGAAATTTTAATAAAACATTATATATATATATACTTTATATGATTTATAAAAAATAAGAGAAATTAATACTTTATTAAAAAATAAAAATAAAGTATATATGATAAGAAAAATATAATTCGACACGGTTTGATTTTTTTGAAATTTATAAAAGTATAATATTTGTCGATACATATATACTTTTATAATATGTTAAAAACATAAAAAAGAATATATATATAACTGATTATGGAAAAAAAACATTATAAATTAAATATTTTAGTAAACATGTATACTTTTTATACATGTATTGAAAATAATAGTTTTTAAAAGTATATATGCAACTCTGATAAAAATAATTATGATAATTTATGTTTTTAATAATATGTTGAAAATCATATTTAAAAATATAATATATAATATATAATATATATATGAACATTTGTCCAATATGCAATAAAACATTTAACTATAATTATTTATTGAAAAGACACTTTAACTCAAAAAGAAAATGTATTATTAAAATAAATAAATTAACTATTGATAAAAATTTAGAAGATCTTAATATAAAAATGACTAATCTTAAGAATATTATATTAAAAAATGATGCATCATATGTTAATGACCAATGTTTATATTGTTATAAGATATATAGCAGTCGTTCAAATTTATCCACTCATAAAAAATCAAATTGTAAATTAAAAAATAAAATAGTTGGTCAAATTAAAGAAATACAATTTGAAATAGATAACTATAAACCAAAAACACTACAACAACCTATTCAAATTACTAATACTAAAAATATAACCAACAATATAATCAATAATAATAATCTTAATATCAATAATCTTAATAATATAACCAATAATAACCTAAATATTAGTATAAATCCATTTGGACAAGAAGATCTCTCACATATCACACTGAAAGATTACAAGAAATATTTATCAGGGTTCTTTCCTGGATTTATAGAATATATTAAAAAAATACATTATGCAGATGAGATGCCTTCTAACCATAACATATATATAAGCAATCTCAATTCAAAATACGCATATGTGTATAAAGATGATAAATGGAATGTTGAAAAGAAAGAAGCATTGGTTGATAAACTTGTATCGAAAAAGATGTTAATGTTAGATTCTAAATGTGATGAACTCGAAAAAGAAGATTTAATTACGAAAAAAAATATAGCTGATCATCAAGCATTTGAGAAAAATTATTCAAATGGAGGAGAAGCCTCTGAGAAATATTTAGCAGATGATATTATGTTATTGTTATATAATAATAAAAATAAGATAAATAAAAATACTCAAGAACTTATTAAATAAAATTTAAAGTTGTGTCGTATATAAAACTTTAAATAAAATTTAAAGTTGTGTCGTATATAAACTTACAATATCTATACTATTTTTTCGTTTTACTATTTTATATATTATTTGGTTATTTTTTTCACACTCCAATTTATATAATACATTAATTTTGTTTAATTGTTCTATTAATATTTTTTCTTTAGTTTTTGCCTCATCTAATTTTTTTTCAGATAATACATTATTTTGGTTTAATTGTTCTATTAATATATTTTCTTTAGATTGTGATTCAGATAATTTTGATTGTAAATATTTATATAATATATTAATTTGGTTTAATTGTTCCGTTAAGATTTTTTCATTCGATTCAGATTCAGATAATTTTGATTGTAAATATTTAATATTATTATAATTTTCCGTGATAATAAAACATTGATTATTAAATTTTTCTGAATTTTGTAAAATAATTGGGTTTGTAATAGGTTTCGTAATAGGTTTCGTAATAGGTTTCAAAATAGAAATAATGGTAATGGAGCTCTTATTAATTCAAGTACAACTCCAGCAATTCTCTCAGATATTATCTTACAATCTTCTTCATTAATTGGTGTAGGTAGTGGTAATATTACATTAGGAGGTACAATTAATTTTTATTCATATGTTTTAACTAAAACAAGTCTAGGAACTGCATTATTAATTGTTACTTCATTTAATCAAACTTATTCATATTCTGATGTTTTACAGGTAATTACTCAAATAATATCGAATTCGAATACAAATACATTTTTTATAAATGAACCATTTACGATATCTCAAAGTACTTCATTATATGCAGATACCTCAGATAGAGATTTGTCTACGTATGAATATATATTAGATATTAATACAAGTGCCGGTTCTTGGAGTTCAATAAATCAACTATTTAATATGAGAGATTTTATGCAAAATACAAATATAAATACATATGATGTAGATTTAAGTGTAAATACAGATTCTGTTAATAATCTATTACATTCAATAAATGTAGTTAATATGAGTTCACCTATGACATCTATTACTGATAAAAGTGCGTATTCTACATTAAATAAAGAACCAGAATTAATTGGATTAAGATTTTTAGAAATTATTGCAACTAAAATATTTGGTCATAGTAAAGCAAGAGCTGCCATTGCAAATGACACTGAATTTTATTTACCCTATTCGTCAAATGGTTCACTAATTCAACAGATTACGGATGGTATAAATAATGCACTTTATAATAAAAAAACGGATGTATTTAATATGTACGTTGGATATGATAGGATTGAATTAAATCCAGCAAATGACGTAGAAGTAAATGCAACATTTAATTTTGATAATACAACATGGGAATTCCCCATGTTTTTGCAATCATCTCTAAATGATATTGGGATAGATAGTTTAAACTTGGTAAATAATGGACCGGATGTAGGAGGTAATATATTAATAGATGGTTTAATGAATGTACCAATTTTATTGAGATTTTCCTAAGAATTTTTATAAGATTTTTCTAAGAATTTGATAAAAAATAATTATTCAAAAAATAACTCAAACAAATAATTTTGCAATGCATGTAAAGAACTCTTCTAAATTAGTAATTATAAATCCTCGTTCAATATATTTGGTAATCCTATCCATTGTCTTTGCTGCACGATATACCGAATATGAATCCATCATATCATATTTTAAAATCTTATTCATATAAGTTTTGGTTATGACACCGGTTTGAAGATTATTAAGATTAGGATGTTCATATTGCAATGAATCATTTGCTGGATTAAAACAACATTTACAAAAATCAAAATCAAAGTTATCTGTAATAAATGCATATGGGTCTACTTTTACAAAGATAAGTTGTAATTTAAGACCATTTGTTTGAACAATATTAATAATCCCTTCGAGATTATTCATATTATAAGTCCCAGAATCAGCATAATACGCGGTAGCCGTATTACCATATGATTCACGAATCTTAGTTAATAACTGCATATATTTTAACCATATTTTAGTATTTTCTGGAAGTGGAGTTTTAGAATAAGCATTTTCATAATATCCATCACAATTCGCTTCAAATACTGGTAAATAGACATCAATATCATCGTTTTCAAATGGTAATCCAGTAAGATGTTTTAGTATGAATGACCCAGATATCTCTCCATGATATTCAATAATTGTATTATAAATATTTTCATCAATCATTTTAGCCATATTTTCGTTTATATTTGAGATAGCCGTAGGTAAATCTACCTGAATCGCACGACTCTTACTTTGAGCATCGATGATATGAGGTAATTCCAGTAATCTTGGTATATATTCATTTTTCATAAAATTTAATATAAGTGTATTCCGATAGGTTAAAAAGATATAGAATAGATTGCTTATAGATATGCCTTGGTCAGAGAATAATATGTATGTAGGGCTGTGATAAAACCAGTCTAAGATAGGTTTTTTATAATAAATGATATCAAATAATTGCTCATAATGAGATGTTAGGATAAGCTCTTTAACTTTGCAACAAATTATTTGTTTTTGTAATGGATGAGATTTTTTAATTGTTTTTGCCAGAACGACGGGTTTTTCTACAGGACCAGATAAATTGTTAGGACCATTACGATAAAAGTCATTATAATATTGTTTATACCAATCCAAATACTTTAAATTATTTGACCGAAACATATGCCTCTGAACGAGTTCATTATTTGGAGTATTCTTAGTATGATCATATAATAATTCGATAGATTCATCCGATCCCAATCTAATTGGTTCTGATAAATATACAACTGGTCCTTTTGATTTATAATTGTATTTAACACATTTATGATCAGGAGTTGTACATATTTCATCATAAATAGGGAAATCATCTGGGACAATTATAGCATGAATATTTGTTCCAAATTGTTTAAACATATGTAAACGTTCTAATTCAGTAAAATATATCCCTCCACCAGAACAACATCCGGTGGGTTTAAATGGGGTTGGGTCAACAATTAAACCATTCTTATTTGGATACTGTAAACCATGATGATTTTTTTTATCATTTATAAATTTGAAATATATTTTAGAATTTTGTTTGGGAACAAGTTCAGATGGAAATGTTGGTTGCAATGTTTGTAGTAATAATTTATCATCCACACTAAATGTTTCTTGTATTTTTTTTATATACGAATGATGTTCAGAGGGGGATTTATAAATATGAATAAGTTCACTCATCGCAAGAGGAGAAGCCATTTTATTCTGAATCTTAACTTAAATATATTCTATATTTATTATAATATTATGAATATTAACTTGTATTATCTTAATAAAAAATTTATTCAATTTTTATTAAGATTAAGAGCTATATATGTAATAGATTTGTTTATGTTTAATTTATATAAAAATTGAATATTATATTTAATAAAAATCTTATATTATCTTATCTTAATCTTATCTTAATCTTATCTTAATCTTATCTTATCTTAATCTTATCTTAATCTTATCTTATCTTAATCTTATCTTAATCTAATCAAAATGATATTAGCTATTGTTGGGACAAGAACTTTTTCAAATTATGAACTTTTTGAAAGGATCGTAGAAGAATCTTATGATATCGATTTAATTTCAGAGATAGTTTCTGGAGGAGCAACTGGTGCAGATACATTAGCTGAGATATTTGCCAAAAAATTTTCAATAAAATTTACTGTGTATAAACCAGATTGGGATTTGTACGGGAAAAAAGCCGGATATATTAGAAATAAATTAATTATTGAAAATGCAACCCATTGTATTGCTTTTTGGGATAACATTTCGAAAGGCACCAAATTATCTATTGATATTGCAAATCAGTTAAAAAAACCATTGATTGTGATTAAGATTTAGATTTAATTTTTTCTTCAAACCATACTCTTGCTTTATTTGTAACTGCTTTTGCAACGTCTTCTGGCAATAGATTATTTTCTTGTAATGTCGATGATTCTTCTTTAGAGATATCATTTGTAATCCAATTCAAAAATTTTTTTATATGTTTAATATCAATATCCTCATTATGTGTTGTAAATACTTGTTCGATACCTTGATTTAATCTATTCTCAGTTACAGCATACGAAACAAAATCATTAATGGATGCTATCTTTTCATTAGAAACTGCTGCAGGTCTCGTAATGCGCGACGAACAATGTTCTAACCCTTTCACCTTGAATCGACCATATTCTGCATTTGCCCATACAATCCCCTCTCCAATCCCACACTTTCCAAAATATCTTCCAATGGGGCATTCTTTTTCCACTGCGTATGTTAAATCATCTAATTTATTTTGACTAGCTTCAGGATGATTAAAATCAATCTCAATCTCATACCTATCAAATACATATATATTCCACAGAAATTTTTCAGGGGAAAGAAATAATTCAATGTCTGATCTAGCTAACCATATCGGATTACGTTCATCGTCAATTATTTTCGCTGCAAATACAATAAGTCTTTTCTGTAGGGTTGATATCGCAATTCCTTTTTGGATATTTGACCCACACCATTCGCCGTACACAATGACTGGGAAAGATGAACTAATCTTAGACATCGTTTGGATAAAATATTCTTTATGCGACATAACATATGTATGAAACCCTGAATTTGTAGATTTTTCACTTAACATATGTTCGCGTGATTGTGCCCATAAAGTGTTAGTTTTCGGATCATAACCGATTCCAGCATTCGTTCCATGTGCTTTTACAGAACCATTAAATTTAATCGTGGGTAAAAGCTTTGTCCGGTCATATATTGGAGTCCCATCTGTATTAAATCCATTAAATCTTGTTGTTTCTGTAACAGTATGTATTGTATTAAGATAATTTCCAATTTTTGGAAAAGGATAAAATTTTGCCATCTAATATTATCTGATATCGAATATATCTTTTATATATAATATAAATAAAACTTTGTAAAAAAACTTTGTTTTAATCAATTTTTAATATCTCAGATAAATCATCATTATTATGCAATATTTTTTGTACTATTTCTAGACTCATTTTAATTTGAATAACTGTTTCGTTGTGAAAATACATGAGTTTATATATTGGACTACCTAACATTTTTTTTAATTCTAATTGTGATGATAATACATTATTTGTAGTTTTATTTTTATTTTTTAATTGTTCTTGTAATAATATAATATAAAATGAAATAGCTTTATGACATATATTACGAGTATTTTGAGAAAGATATCTCCATAATTTAACCCCATTTGTCGTATATACAAGTGCTTTAATCGTCGTATCTAATTCACATAATGTTTTTGGACATTTCATATTATAATATGAAATTCTCAATTTATTTAATTTTTCATCTAATTTTAATTCATTCATTATTATATTCGCATATTAAAATTTTTATATTAGCATATAAAAATTTTAAAATTTAAATTTTATAAAATAATAATATATTATTATCTTTTAATCCAAATCCTATCTAATTGGCAATTGGCTGAAAATGATTTGTCATCTTTAATATTATTTTCATTTCTATACGACACTGCATTTTTATTTGAAATTTCTAATAGTGGTAAATTATGTCTAAGAAAAACATATGAATCTATCTGAGATACTATACCTATAAATTCATTATTTACAGTATATGTAAATGCTTCAATAATATCATTTGATCTAGAATTAATATAGGTATTATCTATTTTTTTTAATTCATTTTTAATATTTTCTATTTGATTCGTATCAAATTTATCAATTTCTATATTAAATATACAATTTTTTTCACAATTATTATCCTTTGTGAAAGAAATTGCATTGTGATTTATTTTTGGAGTTTGATTGCTATATATCTGACCCATTTTTATTTATACTTTATAATAAGATAATAAAGATTTAATAAAGATTTAATAAAGATTTAATTCAATTTTTACGCTTAAAAAATATATTCGTATTAGAAATATATATAATGGGTAAAAGCGAAACAGCGACAGCATCAATTGGTATAAAAATTTTATTATCTGAGCTCATATTACAAATAAATGAAAAAAACTTTAATATAATTAAAAAAATGTTATATGATGGATGTATTGAAGATAGTAATGACTATTATAATGAAGTATATAAAAATATAATAGGTTATGGTTATGATGATAATCAATTACCAGAAGACTATTTATCGTTCAAAGAATATTTAATAAAAGAGTTCAAAAGTAAAGGATCTTATTCTAAAACAAAATTTAGTAATAAAGTAGAACCTGATTTAAGTAATGGCTGTTTATTTGAAAAAGAACTATTAGTTCCAATAAAAAAAATTTTGTCGACAGAAAGATGGGGATATGATAGATATGACACAAATAGCATATCAAGACCACTTGATTTTGATTTATCTGTAAATACAGAAGAATATAAAGAAATTATGAATTTTAATATTATTTTTATGGTTAAACAATACACTGGATAAAATTAAAATAAAGAAAAATATTCACACAATTGTATAAAATCATATATAAATATTAAATCAAATATTTATATTATCGCAATGAGTGATTGTGCCATTAAAAAAAGAATCGATATTCTTAATAAAAATATAGATAATTTATGGTGTGATAAATGGATGGATTTTATTATAAAGTATTTTACAAAAATTATTGATAAAACATCATCAACTTATGATATGGATTATCCTCCATTGAATCCAAATAATACCAAAATATCATATTCTGACGAAGAAGAATATGAAGAAAATGAAGAAAATGAAGAAGAAAACTTATCTTATTCAGATTCAGATGATGATGAACATTTATCGTATGGTGAGAATCTTATATTCGATAATATATCAGATGATAATCACCCATTACGCTCATTGAATTGGTATCAAATTTGTCACAATATTTCAATTACGATGGATTTTATTGAAGCTCATCCAGACTACCTGTGGAATTATGATACGATGTCTTATTACAATCCAAATATCACACCAGATTTTTTGGAAAAGAATAGGAATAAATCTTGGAGATGGAGTGAAATCTCGCAGTATCATTCGATTACGATGGAATTTATTGAGGCACATCCAGATTATCCTTGGGATTATCCACACGGAGTATCTTATAATCCAAATCTAACCATGAAATATGTATTGGCGCACCCTGAGAAGGATTGGAATCGGAATGCGATTGCAAAGAATCAATGCAATTCCAAATTTTTGTTTGATTCAGAACCAATCGAATGGGATGTCAATTATCTTAGATATCTTTCATATAATCCAAATCTTACAACAAATTTTTTAGAAAAACATCATGATAAAGAATGGGATTGGGCTGGTGTTTCAAAAAGAGAAAATCTTGACATAGAATTTGTATTCGAACATATGGACTATCCGTGGGACTGGTATTGGATTTCGAGATATGTCTATCTGATCTATGTAGAAATATATCCGAATTATCCGTGGAATATTGAAGGGTTATCTTATAATTCGAAGCTTACGATGGAATTTATAGAAAAACATCCAAGGATGTATTTTGATTGGACGGGTATATCTCAAAATGCAAATCTTACGATGAGATATATTGAAGATCATCCAAACAAACCATGGGATTATGAAAGGTTATCTTTGAATAAGAATCTTACAATGGATTTTGTAATAAAAAATATAGATAAGTTTTTAGATTGTCATAATATTTATTCCAATCCATTTGTTTTGGACAAAAATGAATTTGTACAACAACACTATCGGAGACATCTCGCAGCGTTTCGAATACAAAAATGGTACCAATTTATCAGATTATGTCCTAAATATAAATTTTGTAGAAAAAGAGTTAATAATTTTTATCAAAATTTTGTACAGTATAATTAAATATGTACTTTAACAAATAAATATATTAAGAGTTCTAGTCAAACATATCATACAATCTTTATTTTTTTCTTCGCATATTTGTTTATAACCACAATCCAAACATAATACTTTATGTCCACATTCAAATAATACACAAGGTCCTTTATCATTGCATCTTGCACATCTCTCTTGGCAAATAATTTTATAATCTTCAGGAAGAGACATCGTATCTTTTTCAGGAGGAGACATCGTATCTTTATCTATGATATCTTCTTTTTTCCAAAATGGTTCAAATCCCAATGACCTAAAATGTTCTCCTATATCCCCATAATAACCGCAACATTCGACGGGACACTTCCGTATAATATTAACGCAGTTATAATATTCATCGATGATAGATTTAACAAAGACTTCATGTTGAGCATGAAAATTCCATATAAATTGTTTTACATTCTGTTCAAGATGAACCGACAATGAACGAGTATCCGTAAATTCTTCCAAACAATTTTCATATAGACATTTTAAATGGCGAAGACGAGGTCTTCCACAAATTGGATGGATTGGGTACCCATCATGATTATTTGTCCCTCCATATTTTTTCTCATACTTATTTTCATATTTTGTCATTGTATTCCGCATATAGATACGTTCAATCAGTGTGAGTTCGTAATGTAGATTGAACAAAAATTTACGACAATTTGTAATCAAAAATAATAATCTTTCACGATTAATGAATCGACTCAAATAATCAACCAATGTATCTAAGAAAGATTGATTAAAACTTATATTTTGAGTAATATGTAATGTAAATAATCTTAATATTAGATTTATATTTTCAGACGAACATATCATTTTAACAAGTTTTGGTGTGAATCCATTAAATGGTTCTGTAGAAAATTTTAATAAATTTAATCTTATAAAATTAGTCTGCATAATACCCCATCGTGCATCAATTCTTGTAATAGAAGTAAATATATTCGTAAGATTACCAAAATTACTAGAATTACTAAGATTTGGTTTAAGATTTGGATTAAGATTTGGATTAAGAGAAAATATTTTTCTTTCACCAAGAGAAAATATTTTTCTTTCACCAAGAGAAAATATTTTTCTTTCGAACTTTGACAGAGTACATCCATATACATTTTTTACAATCTTATTAAAATAATAAATACAACCATATTTTATTTTATTAAAAGCGTATCTATTCTGTATGTTATTCATTTCGGGGTCAAGTTGAGTAATTGATATTTTTAATTCTATTAAATTTAATAATTGTGTTCGAGTTAAATTATCTTCAATTGCTGGATATAGGATAGGATTATTACTCAATCTAACGTATTGTAATCGAATAAGTTCTCTTAGTGAGGGTATCACACTAATATTGTTGTCCGACATATAAATTTTCCTTAAATATATACATTTATCTATAGAAGCGGGTATCATCTTGAGGTGATTTCCCGTTAGACATAATTCCTTTAATCTAGGTGTATTAAACTCGGGCAACTCTTCTAGTTCATTATAGGATAATCTTAAAATCTCTAACGTTTGCAATGATAATAGTTCATTGGGAATAAATTTTAATTTATTATTTCGTAAATATATCTCCTTTACATTTGTATATATTTTAATATCACTTGGGATTTCTTCTAAGAAATTATCATTTAGATTTAATACCGTTATATGAGGTAGATTATATAATTCTAGTGGGAAGGTTTTTAATTCAACTCCAGCTAATATTATCTCTGTAAAATTATTCTTAAACTCTATAACTCGATTACTTAATCTATAGTTAGGTGGATTCGGTAAGAATACTAACATCGGAGAATATTCATAGATATGAGGTTTATTCAGACTAATATGAGAATACTTATGTATTTGATTAAATGTATTATATGAATTATTTACACAAGCAAAGGTTTTATCCAGGATTATATCATAAAATTGTTTTGTAAGATTTTCACCATCTATCTTTAATAGTAGGGACAGAATATGGGCATTAATTATAGCAGTATTCGCCCCCATCCCATTATATGGAACCATCGGATGAAGTGCATCACCAATTAATATAACACGATTTGTTGGGAGGTTAATTTGCTTCGAACTATATAACCGTGTGGTATAGGTAGAATCTAAATTTAATTCTCTTAGTATAGAAGGAGGGATTAACTGAGTGTACTCAATTAATTCAGATGGGTACGTTATTTGACAAGATGCTCCGTATGGACCATTCGGTTTTATAAACAATCTTAATCTAGAATCATTTGATACATATTCAATTACATCATTCGAAATCGTTTTATAAAAACTTGATTCTGAGAATGATGATATCTTTAAATTATACCCCGTATCAACCAATGTATCCTCTCTCATTGCAAGATGTGCTCTTACTGATGAATGAATACCATCACATCCTATCAAATATTTAAAATGATAACGTTCATTATTAGAGAACAAAGTTAATTCAACATGATCCTCGAAATCTTCAATCGTTTTGATACGGATATCCGGATCAAATGCAATAATATTTTCATCAGATATGATACTTTTAAACATTTTTTTTAATTCGATTCGAGGAATAACATAATTCCCTTTGGAATGATTTACACTTGAAATGATATTCTCATCCAAATCTATTTTTACATACCGTTGTAGATAATTAATTTTATCAAGTTCTGGTTTCAATCCAAGATAATGAATTATATTATCTGCATCTTGAATAGTTAAACCATAACCATCCGAATATTCTGTTTTATTCATGATTATTTTATATTTAATATTTAATCTCTCAAAATGGGCAGCTAAACATAGTCCAACAACCCCTCCTCCATATATACCAATTTCTAAATCCATCTTTATAAGTTTGTTCGAAGATTGTTAAGGTTGTTAAGATTAATAAAATATTAAGATTAAAATTAAGATTAAGATGAAACTTTTATCAATTTTTATAAGATTATATAAAAATTGATAAAAAATTTATCTTATATAATTTATCTTATATAATTTATCTTATCATATTTTTATCTTATCATATTTTTATCTTATCATATTTTTATCTTATCATATTTTTATCTTATCATATTTTTATCTTATCATATTTTTATCTTATCATATTTTTATCTTATCTTATTTTTATCTTATTTTTATCTTATTTTTATCTTATCTTAATAATATCTCTCGACGATGTTTGATACGACAGAATATCTAAATTTATCTTCAGATGAAGAAAAAATCACATATCTAAATGACCTTCCTGAAAAATATATAGAATTACATTCAGTAGGTAATTCTGATTATAATAAATTATTTCACGGTTCTACGAATTTATTATATGCTTTGGCAAAAAAAAGATTTGTATGCGGTGGGATGTCAATTTTAACAAGAATTTGTCATAGTCATTCAGCAAAGACTGATTTTATAGTACAACTTTTATCTTTGTACGAAGAAAATGGATGGTTTACGACACCCTCTGAGATGACTATTCTTCATGATATATTTACGTATGAAGATTTTGTCTACCCTCGAAATGAATCATTATATGATTATTGTATTGAATTATATGATCGCTTAAATATACCTATAAATATAAAAAATGGTTGGCGAACCCCTCATGTAGATACGTTAGATGCTTTTGTCAATTACGGTCCTATAAAATATTTTGTAAAATTATTAAAATTATATATAAGTCGAGCTTTGCCGATTGATAAGAATATATTTATAAAATTTATATCAAGATTGTTTTATAAATTAAAAAAAGATGATGCAACCTATTTTATAGAATTAGTTGATATATGTACGGCAAATAACATTAATATGTCAAATCAAGATGATTTGGTAGATTGGCGGAACAATCGTATAGATCCATTATATTGTGTATCGATGTGCATAGATAATTGGGATTGTTTAAAAAAAATAATATCGATTCACCTTGACAATCATTTACCGATAAATATTAATAATCAATTATTAATAAATATTGGCAAACACTATTGTTTAGATGCAAATAAATTTATTCTAGAATATTGTAAAAAAGAAAACCAGGATATACATTATAGAACGAACAAATCTAAATCTTATACCGATGAGATAATTCAACATAATTCATTAGAAATATTACAATATGTTCTATCTCTTGGAATTATTCCATCGAATAATGTTATTACGAAATATGTTCCGTGTCCAGAATGTTATAATGGCGAATCTCACAGTTGTAATTTTCGAAATATTACTACCGAATATATTTTGTTGAAAAGATATGGAAAACGATTAAGTGAAATAAATACACTTACATTCGAAACCCCTCCAGTATCCCCTCCAGTATCTTTTTCATATGAAGAATTTGACGGAGATGCTAATTCTAGAGAAATCTATGTCGAACCAGGTATAGATATATTATCAGCTGATACAGATTATGACGATGATAGAGATTATGAATATGAACAAGGACAAAACGTTTATAAAATTCCTCCAAAGAAAATAATAAAATGAAATAAATATCTATTTAGAGCGGTGCGTATTTTAAATGCCGACTTTGTTGACAAAAAAAATTACACTGCTTTACTCACTTAAGAGTTCTAAATTCTATATGATGGGTTTTCTTATACATAATTTTTGGTAGTTATGCATAATCCCATCGGTCGTTATTTAACTTACTACCTTTGTTAAACAACAATTTCTTTTTTTAATTTTCTAATTCTTGTTTTTTTATTTATTTTTTTCTCTTTTTCTTTACGCTGAAATTCTTTTGGTCTTGTTTGATTTTGCAAATAACATTTTGCAAGATGTAATATATTTTTACAAGCATTTTTATCACGGTTTACGAAAATACAATTTTCTGGGTTCCCTTTTAGGGTTAGTATTTCGTGGAGGTGTTTTTTATGCTTATTTCTTCTTACACTAACATTTTCTAATTCAGTAAATGTTTTATTATATAATTTGCTAGTATTATATTCATTAACATCTACAATGTCAAACCTTGAAGCTAATAATTTTTTAATACCTATATTAGGTGTTGATATACATCCTTTCATTTGACTTGTGCGACTGTAATCACCGTGACAGATTAATAACTTTTTCCCTTGTTTTTGTTCTTCTTTTGTTAAGTATTTATTTTCTATTTCGTTTAATAAATTTATTTCTGATTGTTTTGTCCGAATGTATCGTCTAAAAGATAATTTTCTAAATAATATGTTATTATAAAATTTATTAATTTGTTTATTTATTTTATTTTTATTTGTGATAAATTTTTTGTATTCATCATTTTTTAGTGTTCTTGAATTGAATTTAGATAATTCTGTTTCTTTTTCAATGATATCATTTTTATTTTTTTCCTCTAAAATAATTTCATTACATCTTTTTGTATATGTTTCAAATCTCCTTCTACATGCTGAATATTTATAAAAAATATTATTTTCATCTATCATCGATATAGGTCGCTTTTTTCCTGGATCTAAGCTAACGAGTTTATATTTATTTGTTAAATATTTTTTACATTCATTTTTGTTCAAGTTTTCTAATTTAGTAAATTTATCATCTTCGTCAATAATTTTCGGAAGCTTATCACCGAATTTCTTATCTTTGTATTTATTTTGGATAAATAATAATGAACAGCTGAAACCATCAGTTGATATTTGATTATAAAATACATAGTCATTATTATTTGCATCTTTAATAAAATCATTTTTAAATATGCTTCTTTTTTCAAGCTTTAATATTTTACCCCAAATATGTTTTTGATGTTCTTTACTATGTAATACTAATTCACTTTTTGGATAAGAAAATATTTTGTTATCTTTGGGAAATAAATCAGCCATTGCTACGGTATTAATTGTAATATGTTTTGGGACTAAGTTATTTCTTTGAGGTAAAAAATTATAGGGACGTGCCTCTAATTCTTCTATCTTTTTATTTATATAAATTGAATATTTAAGATATTTATCTACATGAGCTTTTACATCGTAAGCTACATTTTTGGTTATCTTTTCAGGGAATAAATATTTTTTATTCTCTTTAATCCATTTATGATATTCTTCTTTAGATTCTTCAATTTTGTTATTAATCAAGTCTGATTTTAATTCTCGTATTTCCTTATTTAGCTCTTTGTATAACTCTTTTCTTTTTTCCTTATCTTTTTCTTGCTTAATTAATTTTGATTTAGGTATCTTAAATAAACAATTGATATATTTGAATAAATATTTAATAAAATGAGTTGATATATTTGTTTCTATACATGTTAACATCTCCTTAGCTGTTTGTTCTAATATATGCGTTTTATTAGAATATGATAATTTCGCATCAATTAGTTGACTAAATTCGATATCATAATACTTTTTGATATCTGCCTTAATATCTTTATTCTTTATCTTATCTTCTGGTTTTTGCTTACCTCTATTAGTTTCAGTATTTCCAATTGTTTTTAATACATCCAAAATAAAACCTTTGTTTATTGTTGGTAATACTTCATTTTTATTATATTTGTGTAATAAATATAATCTGATGAATTGGTAACCGTAAATAACAAATTGATTAATATCATTAACCGCATTTTCAATTAATTGATGTATTATATCATAATTTTTTAAAACTGATTTTAAAGGGCATTTAATCATCCTATATATTTTTTCATCTGGTGGCTTTTCGCCCAGATTTTCTAATTCTGCATTCATATATAATATATATTAGATAATTTTTAAATACTTTAAACGCGATTTTTAATAAATTTATATGTATTAATTTATTAAAAACTATATATTTTTTTATAAAATTATTCCGAAATATTTTCATTTGTATTTTCACCTAATTTTTGCTTTCTCTTTTCATATGCCTTTTTATTATATTCTTTAATTTTTTCAGGTGGTAATTTTTTTTCACTTTTTGATTTGTATTCTTTAACCTTTTCTTTAATTTCGTCTTTGTGATTTTCATAGTATGTTTTGTTTCTTTTAGGAGCAGTATATTTTTTAAGATGTTCTTTCAATTGATTAATTTCTTCGGTATAATTTTTTATTTCATCTTTGAGTTTGATATTTTCAATACTACTTTTTTCAAAAAGTTCTTTATAATTGATATCCATGATAATATATATTTATAAATGTTTAAATAATTAAACCCTTTATTTTTCTAATAAAAATTATATATAATGGGTAAACAATTTTCCGAAGATTTGAAATTAAAAGCAGTAAATTATTATAATCAAATTAATAATTATGTTCAAACATGTGAAATTTTTGGTTGTAGTGAAAGAAGTTTAAAAAGGTGGGTTGATAGATTTAATGAAACAGGAAATGTAGAAAGAAAAGAACGAGAAGAAGGTTCTTATAAATTAACAAAAGAACATATTAAGTTTATAAAATTAACTATTAAAGAAAATAATAATATTCATATGTCTGAATTACATAAAAAAATTAAAGATAAATTTAAAGATATAGATATTTCACGTCAATATTTATCTAATATTTTAAGGGATAATAATATCACACGTAAACGTGCAACATTTAAACACTTTCCAAAAACATACAGAGGATTTTTAAGGGATGAGAAAGAAGAATTAAAAGCTTTTTTTAAAGTTATTGAAAAATATAAATTAAAAAATATAATTTGTTTGGATGAAACATCAGTAAGTCCATTATTATCTTTTAATTATTGTAGAGAAAAATTAGGTGAAAGATGTATAAGGAAAACGGATGATAACACAGTATTCAAAAAATATTCATTATTGGTGGCGATAAATAATCAAAAATGTATGGGATATGAATTATATCAAGAGGGAGCTGTTAATGCTGAAAGATTTAATGAATTTCTTAAAAAATTATTATCAAATGTAAAAAATAAATTAATAATACTTGACAATGGTCAAATCCATAAAAAAGAAGAAACTAGGAAAATAATAAAAGATAGTGGAAATTTTTTATTATATACCATTCCTTACCATCCAAGGTTGAATTCAATCGAAAATTGGTTTAATCAACTTAAATTTTATATGAAGTTAGATAAACCAATGTCTTTTACACAGATAAAAGAAAGCATAAAAAACTCAATTAAAAAAATTAAGAAAGAACATTATGAAAATTACTTTATTTACGCTTATAATAAAGATTATTATAAAAATAAAAAATTAAGTAAAAAATTATCAAAACATAGAAAACCCAAAATTTATAAAGACTAAAAGTCGGCATTTAAAATACGCACTGCTCTAAAAAAATATATTATAATGTATATTAAATGGTTTGGGGTTATATGTTATCGTTAGATTGTGGCGGATGCGACCCAATTTCTATAAGAAGTTCTCTTATAATTGAAACTTTTTCTAAAGAATTGGTTAAAGAAATTGATATGAAAGCATACGGAGAACCTCAGATTGTTCATTTTGGAGAGGACAATAAGGCAGGATATACATTAGTTCAACTTATTGAAACGAGTAATATTGTCGCACATTTTTGTGAAGAAGATAATGCAATGTTTATAGATGTATTTAGTTGCAAACCATATGCTCCACAGGATGCAATTAACGTTGTTAAAAAGTATTTTTCTCCGACAAAAATTACTGAACATTATATTGAACGTATCATCCCAATATATTAACTCAACTTAACTTATTTCAATATAAGATATTATAGGGAAATGGTCGGACCCATACCTTTTAAATTGACAATTAATATTTGCAGTAGTTCTTTTCCCACAATTATTATGAACTTGACTTTTTATAAATTTAAAATTTTTATACATTATATTATCTATTATCATTGATTTTTCTATAAAATATGTTGTCTTATCTGTAATGGACGGAGTAAATATTTTTGATTTCATATAGGAATACAATTTATTGGAATGTGAATATTCTTCATTAAAATCCCCACCGATTATAACATATTTATATGCGGAAATATTTTTGACAATTTCTTTAATCTGTCTTAATCTATTCCTCTGTATCACCGCATCAAGATGAACATTTGTAATTAATAACTCTTTTTTTTTATAAATAAATCTTGCCACGACAAATGGCATTTCTTTTGAAAATTTACTAAATTTAATAGTAGATGTGATTTTCTTTTTAACCAAGGTTAAATTACCACTTTCACTAAGATTTGAATCCGCTTCTTTTCTTTTAAGATTAGAATTCGTTTCTTTTCTTTCTTCTTCTGTATCTTCTTCCCAATAGATTGGATATAATTTTGAAATAAAATATTTTTTTGAAAATATCTTTTTAATAAGTTTATATTCACGCTTCATCACTTCTTGTAATAAAACTATATCTGCATTATATTCAATAAGTTTATTAAGTATATTTACAATTCTTTGTTGTCTTTCTGTGAGCAATGTAGATTTAACCATAGGATAATATTTAGGTTCAATAAATTCATGTGCAAGAATATTCCATGATAATATCTTCATAATATATATTAATGTTATTATAATAATATATATATTAAATATTTTATTATTTATTATACAAGAGTGTATACTATTTTCCAAAAAGATAATCCTATAGAACATGTAATTTTTTCGTGTTCGTTAAACCATACACAATTTTTTTTATTATTTTTTTTATATACATTAATATCAATACTTTGTGTAATCTTAGAAGGATCCATTTCAGTTGATGGTGACGATAATGGTAATTGTAATGTAAATGTACCAATAAGTTGTTCTGTTGGACTCTTTGTTAATTCAATATAAAAAATAGGTAATAATAAATTTAGATTATCAAAAACCATAGGAAATGTAGTTTGTTTTTTATTATTTGGTCCAATTATATTTGTTATAGTATATCCAGTGCACTCAAGTGATTCTATATGAATTTTATTATAAAAATAATCATTTATTGAAGATAAATTAGGTTTCTTTATCATACATCCATTTTTAAATATTTCAATCATTCTTAGCGTTTCAATATCTTGAGTTTGTATATTTAATGCAACCATCTGAATTCCGTGTAATAAATATGGAATTATTGGATAATTACCACTTGCAATATGTGTTCCTGATGGATATATTCGTATATAATGTTCTTTACAATAAGACCATAATGAATTTCTTTCTACATCTACAAGAGATGTCCGTGTAGGATATTCTATTTTAAGAGTTCCATTTTTCCATTTAATATTTTTATCTGATGTGAATGACCATATATGATAAGGTTCGACGGTATTATCTGTATTTCCTTTTGGGATATGAATAAACTTTTCAGATGTCATAAAATCATATTTTGGATTAGGTTTGATTATTTTTTGTCCACATTCATTTATATTCAATTTACATTCTGCCCATTTAATTATAAATTTACCTTTACATTCTGATAACTTAATCTGATTAAAATTAATTTTTGGATTATATAATAATGAACAACCTACTGTATAATCGTCACAATTTACGACTTTAGGTGCAGAGACTATTACATCTACATCCAAACTTTTATTTTTTAAATTATCCAAATCACCTATATCAATAGTTAATGACTCAAATATAATTTTCCATAATAAATCATGGTTATGTACATCGTTATGTACATCGTTATGTACATCGTTATCAAATGACAATATAACAGGTCCTATCATACCATCACCTATTTTCATAACCGTTTGTTTAAGTTTAGTTAATATTTCCCGAAGAGAAAGTACTCCAGTAAAAGTACCTTTATGACCAACAATTATATCTTTGTTATCATGTGATATTTTAATTGTATCTAATTCGACACATCCACCTTTAAATTTCGTAATAAAATTTGTATAACAATCTGTACTTGCTTTTCCAGCCAATTGATCTTCTGATAAATAAGTATTATGAGATGACGCAATCCAATAATTTGTTAAATAATCGTCTTCTCCGCCATTTTGTATTTTTAAATTTGTATATTTATTTTTATATTTTAGATATTTTTTATAATAATATTCAGACATAATCTTATAATAAATAGATAAGATTATTATTATATCTGTTAAATTTATAGATGCAAAATTATATTACAATTAATAGATATAGATTCATTTGCAAACCAGTCGCAATTTAATATATTGTCATTTTTATATGCATTAATTCTAATAGAATGCTTTCCATCAATTATTGGTAAAGTAAATGTACCAGTAAAATCAGCTACCTCTGATAGCTCAGATAGCTCTGATAGCTCAGATAGCTCTGATAGCTCTGATAACTCCGATAGCTCAAAATTATCTAATTCGATTTTTTCCAATTCGATATAAAAAATTGGCAATAATACATTTAAATTCTCAATTATAATTGGAAATCTGGTATAGTGAATATCATTTGGTCCAATTATCTGTGTAATATTATAAGAAGGACAATTGATTGAATTTATTGTTATGTGTGGATGGAAAGAATCTTTGAGTGAAACAGGTTTTTTTATCATACAAGAATTCTTAAATATTTCACAAAGGGTCATCGTATAATGATCTTGTTTTTGAATATTTAATGCAACCATCTGAACTCCGTATAATAAATATGGAATTATTGGGAAATTACCACTTGCTATATTTAATCCTTTTGGATATATTCGTATATAATGATCTTTGCAATAATCCCATAAGAAAGTTAAATCTATATCCGTAGGAGTCGGATACTTTATTAGAATTTTGCGTTGTCCTATCGTTATGCGACCCGATTCATATGACCATATATTATATGCATTCGGACCTTTTGCAATATGAATATAATTGTGTTCGCTCATAAAATTATATTTTTGATTTGGTGATGTAATAGATGTTCTGCAATTACATGGGGGATTCGGACATTTCATATTAAAATATGAAATTATCTTTTTATTCAATCTATTTGAATAAAACGGACACTCTTTAAGATAATTGCATTCAGCCCATTTAATTATAAATTTACCCTTACAATCTTTTAATTTGATTTTATTATAATCTTGTTTAGGATTATATAATAATGAATCTCCTATTGTAAATTTGGTATATGGAATAATATCACTTAGTTCTATTCTTAATGATTCAAATATGATTGTCCATATCAAATCATAATTTTTTACAAAATTATCAAAGGATAATATAACAGGACCTGTCATTTTATCTCCTATCTTTATAACCATTTGTTTAAGTGCAATTAATATTGCTCTGAGTGATAATACTCCAGTATATGTCATAATATGATAAACATTAATATCATTCCCACTAATATCAATTGTATCTAATTCAACACATCCCCCTTTAAATTTCCTAATAAAATTTGTATAACAATTTATATCTGCCAACCCTGTTAGTTGATTCCCTGATAAATAAGTATTATGAGTCGATGCAATCCAATAATTTGTTAAATAATCGTCATCCCCACCATTTTGTATTTTCAAATTATTATATTTATTTTTATATTTTAGATATTTATTATAATACTTTGAACTCATATATAATAAAATATTAGAATTATTTTATAGAAAATATAAAGCATTATTTGTAATTATATTTCGTATCTCACATAGATTCATCTTATCAAAAAAATTATTATGTTTATCTATAAATAATTCAATTAATTTAGTTTTCATCTCATTTAATTCAGTTGTAATATTTGGTATCTTCATATGACATCCAAATGCAATTGATTGATGATGAACCCTATTAATTGCATATAATAAAATTCGAAATCCTCTATCACTTTGTTGTATTACATAATAATAAGTCCCCTTGCGCATATATACTCTATGAAAGATGATTCCTCTAATATATTCATTATTTGGAAATTGATATCTTGATGTATGAATAATATCTTCAAAGAATAAATTTTTATCTATATCCAACATACATTTATATAATTCATCTAAATACGCATTTAGATGTAGAATATTTGGATTTAATATAGGATTTATAATTATATTCTCATCTATTTCGACAATATTTGCGACTTCATTCAATATATTATTTTTTGTTAAACAATAAATATTATAATTTGTAATTGTGTCAGAATTAGTTGTATCCATATTATACGATAGTCTAATAAATAAATAAATCTATAAATCTAAAAGTTAGAATTTAACAAATTAATTTGTTAAAGTTGCAAATTCCATTTGAATCACCTTAAGTAATTCTTCTTGAATCGATTCAAACATTTCATGATGTAATGCAGCTTCGAGTAAGGTTAAAGTCGTAGGGGAAGTAGTCTCTGTCTCTGTCTCTGTCTCTGTATCTGCTGTAGAAGAGCTTACTTCTCCAAGAGAAGCTAATTCTTGCAGAGACCCTTCCAAAAACAAATCAAGCATCCGTGTAGAAAAGCCACTTAACAAAGTAGTATTAGGAGTTGTTGCCTTTACTGCATAACCATGGGTATCCGAACGAAGATTCCAATAAATGATATGAGGCATTGTATATCCAGCAGCCTTATACATCAATTCAAGCTTTTGATGGGCAGTTCCTGTAAACTTTCCATCAGCTTGATTAAACTGCATATCAGAATAGATTGCTAAAATCTGTGGCATCTGTTCGGGACGCAGTTTTTGCAGGAGACCCGTTTCCAAAATCTTATGAAATACCTTATAAAGATCTGTTGACCCTCCCCAATACTGACCTTGTTGATACGGTTGCATTGCCCGAATACATTCAACCAGAGTAGAACGCTTTAATACGTCTGTCGAAGTCCCGTCTGTCGAAGTCCGTTCTGTCGAAGTCCGTGGAATCTGAAAAAGAACAGGCTCTTCTGAGAATCCAAAGAAACAGTTTGCAAAGGGAGCGGCTTTTTCACTTAGCGGAGTATCTTGAATCTGAGATGTAAATAACCCCAACATGATTGCTGCTACAATTGGCTGAACTTTATCCCTCCCATGTCGTCCTTGCATCGATCCAGATAGATCAACAATTGACAAAATATTGGGATAAACATATGCAGGTGTTTCTGTTTTCTTGGTAAGAATCATCGATTGAATTTCTTGAACTCGAGCTTCCCATTGAGATTGACGGATTGGATCCTCACAATCTTGCCGACTTGAAAATATCTCTTCAACAATCGTATATAAATCTGCAACTCCAGCCTTCATCTGACCTCCACCTGCCAAAAAAGTAGTAATATTTTCCTTGCATTGAGTTCGATCTTCATAATTCGGATGACCCGGTGCAAAGCGTTCAGAAGAATTATTAACCCTTCCTAAACGTTGTTTGCGACGAGATTCCTTCGGATATGCACTTTGCTTTTCATTACGAAGAGCCTTGGAATAAAGAGTTGCTGCCTTGGACGGAATAGATCCTGGAGAAATCTCTGCGGTTGTCCTCGCACAGAGATGAGTCTCAACCAAATTAATCTTTCCTCGCAAACTGGTAAGCATTTTACGGTACGCTTGAAATCGCCCCCCTCCTTTTAACTTTGGGAATAAAATCTTGGCAATAGCTTTGGCTAATGGATTATTTGACTTTTCAGTCGGAGCCCACTTTGCCATAAGACTTGGTGCATTACCTTCTGACAAAGATGCCATATCTTTTTGCAGAGTTTGTGCGATATGGGCTTCTAGGAATGTCTTAAACTCTGGGCTCGATGTAAGATTCCAAAGTTGCTCAAAATCTCCATCGTAGCCAAAATCTTTTAACAGGGTTGTAACATATGAGACAGTTTTAGGGAATGTCTTGTAGAGTTCCAAAAGAGCTGTATACACTACAAGCCGTTCTCCCTTTCCCTTACGTGGTTCCCGAATGAACAAAATCAACTTGAATAGTTCGTTAAGCGACGATTCTGTGAGAGTCGCATCGTTAAGCGTTGATTCTTTGAGAGTTGCATCTTTGAGAGTCGCTTCTTTAAGATATGTTTGAATTGCATCTTGAATAGCTACTTCAGGAGTTCCTCGCATCCATTGGAAAATCTCTGCAAGTTGCGCCTTATAACCTTTTCCTAATGTAGCATGAGCAGATGTTCCATTCTCTCCAACAACCATACTCCATTCATCACGAGTTGCATCGACAGGTTGCCAATCTTCAATACTTACTAGCGGCGGTGGTTGAGTTTGAGTAAATGCTTCAACAAACGTTTCAAAAGTCGTCATTTTAGGAAGAATAATAGGAAGAATAATAGGAAGATAATAGGAAGAATAATAGGATATATAGAGTTTTATATAATAAATTACTTAAAGAAGACGTTATAATTTAATATATATAAATTGTCAATTTTTTATATGATAGATATGTCTTTTAGGTGTATCTATCATATAAAAGCTTAATATAATTCTCTAAAAAAATGATAAAAAAAGTCTCTAAACATTTCTCCTTTTAATATCATAGTGTGTGCGAATTAAACCATTATTAAGAATACTCACAGCAAAAAAATTATTAAAAATGATAAGTATTCTGAGATTTAAATTTACACATAAGGATTCACACAGCAAATATCAAATTAAAAATATTATGAATCCTGAAACAAAACAAAACAAAAATATTATGAATAAGATTACTCACAGCAAACTAAAAGAAATTATTTATTTAGTAATCTGCATTTTAAGAATTCACACAGCAAACACAAAATTTAGTACACATTATGAATTCTGAAAAAAATAATTTTTATTAAATTAATTTGTAATAAAAATATTCACAGCAAAAACATATGAAATTTCAATAAGTATTTTGAATTACACATTTATTTATAAAAATTTATAAATTTTTTTATAAATTTTTATTATTGTCTCATAGAAAAATAAGTTGATATATCAATCCAATCTTTTTGATTTAGATTTTTAACAATATTAGTACTTAAATTTAATGTAAATATTTTACAATAGATATAAATATCTATACTATATGTTGATCTATCAGATAGATAAGCTAGATCATATAGATAAGCTAGATCATATAGATAAGCTAGATTAGCAATTTGTATAGATTTACTTTCATTACGAACATATTTTTTTATTAAATTAAAATTAAAATAATTTGAAATTTCTATAATAAGAAGGAATAAACTATTATTTATTTTTTTATTCGTTTTATTAAGCTATAGCTTAATAAAATGAGAATTTATGATTTTTAATCATAAATGTCCGTATAAAGATTGAAATTTTTCAATATTAAAATCTTTTTGAATTGTAGTTTTGACAATATTTTCAAATGATACAATATGCATCTTTTATAATCATAATTAAATAAAATAAAAATAATATTATTAAATAATAAAATCAATTTTTATATTATATTATAGTATATGGATTATTATTCAAAATATATAAAATATAAAAATAAATATAAACGACTTACGCAACTTACGCAACTTACACAACTTACACAAACTCAATTTAAAAATTTTCAAAAAGGTGGGGTGGGTGAAATATGTCCGGATGATTATAAATATTGTGGTGAAGATACTAATAATATGGGACTTTGTATACCAAATGATATTCATTGTGATAAAATTGATAATACAACAAGTAGTTTAGACAAACGTTTAAAAATGCCAGAGTCCGCCGCTCGAAAAGGATATATGATAGAAAATTTAAATCGAAATTGTTTTCTAAAAGAAGGTTATGAAATAGATATAACAACTCATCTATATGATCCTCCCCATACACCAATCCCTGATATTTTTACAACGTCATCATATAATTTATGGGGGATTGATAGGTCGCCAGAACAAATAAAATTAATTCGTTTAAGAATGCCCATCATTGCAAAACAAATCTTAGACAATGATATAGATATAGTTTGTTTTCAAGAAATGAGTTATACATGTTTCATTCAATTACAAAAATTATTACCAGAATATAATATCTATGAAGGATTAACTGAAAAAAGTCGAGAGTTATTTAAGAGGACTCGTTTTCATGATATAGAGTGTGGGGTTGCAATTAAAAAAAAATATCGACCTAAATCAATTATAGTAGAACCTATTGGTGGAAATTTATCATATACAAATAGTTTAATGATAATATATTTTGAAAACGTAACGATATATAATTGTTATCTACAAGCTGGAACAAAATATTCAATTGGTCAGGAACAATTTTATTTACAATATTCTAGATGTAGATTACAATTATTGGAATTTATAATGAAAAAAATAGATTTAGAATTAACGACAAATATGGATAGACCTATAATTGTGTTGGGAGATTTTAATATAAATCTAAATGATAATATACAGAATTTTCCAGAATTAAGACAAATAACAAAATTAAAAGAAGCGTATGGTTTTGTTGATAATTGGACATCAATTCATCCAGATAAACCAGGTTTTACAGAAAATACTGAAATAAATCTTATGAGATGGAATGATAAATTTGTAGATAAAATGACAAGAGTTGATGCAATATTTAGTAGAAATTTCATCATAACAGACTGTCAAATATTAGGAGATAAAGATAAAGATATAATCGTACTTGCTTCTTCTGATGAAGAAGATTATATTAAAAATTTTACTCCAAATAATCATTTGGAACGAATAAAAAAAGTCCCATATGAATCTTCTCACCGTATTCCATTGTTTGGGTCGGATCATTTCGGTTTGTTTTCTAGACTACAACTATCATAAATAAAGGACTAAGAACAAAGATATGACTAAGAACTACAACTATGACTCTAACTAAGAACTACAACTCAAACTATGACTCTAACTAAGACTCTGAACTACAACTCAAACTATGACTCTGACTAAGAAATGACTACGACTCCAACATCTCATACGCCTTTAACTGCGACATGAACCCATCATTCGGCTTTGCCTGTTCCCGCTGGGACTGAATCATTGCAACCGCCAAATCTGCCGAACAATCCATTGCTCTCATCAAAAAGGCAGATGCAATGGTAACACTCCGAGAAATACCAGCTTGACAATGCACCAACACATTCCCCCTTTCCAAATGGGACTGGATAAACATATTTGTCGCTTCAAAATGCTGACCTATGTTTTCTCCCTCCCAATCTTGAATATTGATGGAAAGTTGCATAAATGGGGGCGTATATTGATTCGTCGAAGTGGGATACAAACTAACTACTCCGGATAAATTCGGAATATTCGTTGGTTTGGTTAAACAATCACAGCCTCCAACGTAAAGAGAGTTGCCGTTGGCTGCAGTGAAAACTACGTCGGCAGTTCCACTCCCAAGTACGATTTTTTCTTGAAGTCGTGCTCGTTCACATATCTCAGCAATTTCCTCAGGGGTTTTTGGTTTGGGCATCTTGATTCGTAAACCAACATCCGGAACACTTTGTCGCAAACCAACATCCGGAACACTTTGTCGCAAACGCTTCATTAGACGACTTTCGACTTCAGCCATTCTGTAAAAATCAAAAAAAACAAAAAAGTGAGCACTTATAAGCGTATATGTTATTAGTTTGTGTGCCCTTAATATATTATCGGAATTAATGAATTTAATAGGATATTAAATATTTCAATTTTTTATTTTGTCATATTCTTTTTATTTTGTTATAGTTAATTAAAAATTCTTTATGTATGGCACTGCGATTTCTATTAAAGAAACTTTTTAATTTTACTAATTCTTCAAGAGAATATGATATAATTTTTTTTCTAATATCTTCTGTTATATTTATTAATATTTTTAATTGTTTCTTATCAAAGGGTCTCTTACGAATAATTTTATCAAATAAATATGAAACATATCGAGAATATAATAAAGGAGAATTATTTAATAACTCATATATGTAATAATTATAATCAAAATATGCGTCACCTTCTTTTTCATCACTAGTTTGTAAACCTTTTGGTTTATGTTGATTCATTAATAAAATATATTTTTCAGTTAAATTTATATCATAAATATTACTTGTAAATAGTTCTTTATTATCGTTAAGATTTTGTGTATAATCTTTATTAACTTCTGTTTCAATATCAAATAAAATCATATTTAATAACCAATCTAAATCTTCATTAAATATTGAAGATGTATTATTAATAAATTTCTCAATATTACGTACACATATTTGAAATATACAAATATGTATATCTTCGTGAATTTTATCAAGATTACGAATAATTGTAATTATCTTATTAATATCTCTTTCTTTTTTAAAAATAAAATTAAGTATATCCTTAATCTGACTATCTTTAACAAATTGACTTTCATCATCTTCAATAATAATTTCATCAGGATCTTGAAAAATAATTTCAATTTCACTTATCTCTTTTTTTTTATATGGAAATGTATTTTTAAATATTTTAAGAATTAATTCTATATATATATTCATATTATTTTCAATAATTCTTAAAGCAATATCGTACGTATATAAATTAAAAATATATTGATTAAGTTTAGTTTTGACTAAATTTTTATTATTTGAGATATATGGAATAATTATATATAATATAAATATAAATTTAT